ATTTCCTCATATTTTGCCTGACCGTTAAAGTTAATATTATCATAACCTTTAAACGTTTCTTGAGGAGAAAGTTCTCCCCACCCAAAAATATCAATTTGCCTATCTGTATTTTGCTTCGCAAATCTAAGTAAGTTGTTTAAACCTTTAAGGTGATGTAAATAACCGCAATAGACTACATCATATGTCTTTTTATGACCCGATTTTTTAAACTTGGAGATGTCGATAGGATCGTAGACAATTTCTACATTGTGAAAGTAATCCCCATACAAATGTTTAAAATAATTGTAATGATAATTACTTAAGAAAAAATTCTTTTTAGCTTTAGAAAACAAAAGTTTTCTTGTGTCATTATCTAAATAACTACAAGAGTCATGCTCCAACCTAACAGAATTAGGTGATTTAATAATCAAGGGTATTTTGGGAGGAGATATTTTACTAATAGCCTCCAGATTAGAATTAATCACCAAATCATAAGAAGATAGAAAATCTGTAACTGATGAGTTGTGATGGTGTTCTTTTATATCGAGACCCAACTCTCTGCCTTTATCAATAAGCAATTTATTGCTTACTTGAGCGCCACCTTGTCTTTGTTCTAGTGTGAAGTCAGATATAAATAATACTCTCATGCAAATGCATGATTATATCCTATAAATCTTCTTCTTCAACCACTATCTTAACCTCGTTAAGAAATGGATAAGCATCTAAGAAATCATTATGATCAACAAAATTAGCATCATCCCAGCCCCACTCACTTAATACTTCTTCATCATCCCAAGCTAAAGCCTCACTAGAGGTCATCTTGTTTACTGGCTTTTTACTCCAAAATCTACAAGACCAATATCTAGCCTTGTGTTTCGGTCCTGGGTTCGAGTCACATTTATGACGCGCTCTAAAGCTCCTACGTCTATCAGGATCGTCTCGCTTGATTTCCATATTAGGATCACCAAACTTTACCATGACTATATTACCTTTGGGGTTTTTTACATAAACTCCAAATTTCTTTTTGGAACCAGAAGGTAATCGAAAAGGTTTATTTAAAGTTTTTTTTTCTGCTTCAGAGTAGTCTATATCTTCTATCTCTTGATTCATCTCTTCTTCGGTAGCACCAGCTTTTAAGAGATCTATTTTAGCAAGACCAAAATCTAATTCATCGTAGTCAACATAACCCTCTCCATGTTCCTCGTTGTAGTAATCTTCACTTCCTCTAGCAATGTCGCCATCAGCAGCTCTATAAGATTCTTTTACTTTACCTCCACGCACCATTTTTAAAAATGTATTTACGCGAGCCATAGACCACTGACCTCTACTTTTTCCAGGACGGTGACTGCTAGAAAACGCACCCGAACCTCTCCTGTATACCTTTTTAAGTTGGCCAAGAGTGACTTTTTTAGAATATTTCTCGTTATGTTCTTTGACTTTATTCTTGAGGGCAGTAATAACTTTTTCAGAAAAAGTAATAGATGGAGCTTTTTTGTCTCCACCTGCGGAACCTTTAGGGTTCTTTTCAGATCCCTTTTTACGCTCCGAGGGTTTTGCAGGAGTTTGAGCAGAACTGCGTGGTCCTTTACGTTTAGCACTCTGGCTTTCTAAAAACTCTTTTGCTTGGTCTGAAAAGTCGTATTCCATCAAGAATTTATTACACTTTTAAATATTAAAAATGAATATTATCCCTCACAAGAAGAGCAATTTAGTATAGATCTTGCTAATTCTTGACTAGGATTTGCACTCCTTTGATAATAAAAGCTTTTTACGCCCTGTTCCCAACCGAATATAAGCAATTCACTAGCCTGTTTCGGTGGGCATTTTGGAGATACCATGACATTTAAGCTTTGTCCTTGATCAATAAATTTTTGTCTTTGGGCTGCTTGAATCACAACTTCTTTTTGAGAGATTTCTCCAAAAGTTTTAAATACAGCTTTCTCTTCATCTGAAAGAAAATCTAGATGCTGGACAGAGCCTCCTTTGATAAGGATAGATTTCCAAGTAGTCTGGGTGTTCTTTTTCTTCTCTTCTAACAAGGATTCTAGGTAAGGGTTCTTGTATGTGAACTTACCTTTAGCTAAATCCTTTGTAAAATAGTTACTGTTTAAGGGTTCTATAGAAGGGGAAACTTGTCCTAAAATAAATGAACTAGAGGTCGTAGGAGCTATAGCCATTGTTGTCATGTTTCTTTGCCCATATCCCTCCAGATGTTCTGGCTCCCCAAATAAAACAGCTAGTTCTTTAGTAGCTTTGTCGCATTTTTGTGAAATAGTTTTATGAATTTCAGAATTTAAAAACTTAGCGTCCATACTTTCGAAAGAAATCATTTTTGATTGCAGATAAGAATGCCAACCTAAAACACCCAATCCTAAAGCTCTTTGTTTTTTTGCAAAATTGTGAGAAGCTTTCATGAAGGGGATATCCTTGGTTTTTTGGATATACTCCTCCATAACTGCATCTAAAAAGTAAGTTAAAGTTTCTACAGCATCAGTCTCTACAATTTCATCCCACTTCAGTAAGTTTAGTGAGGATAGACAACAAACAAAAGACTCCTCTTCAGATGAGTGCAAGAATATTTCGCTGCAAAGATTAGAGGCGTGAATTTTAAGTTTTTTATCTTTGTAAGGTTTGGGAGCATTGGCGTTTGCAGTATCTGTAAAGAAAATATAAGGGTAACCAGTTTCGAATCTTTTTTTGACTACGTTAGCCCAAGTGGAACGTTTTTTCCTATCTCCTTCAATCATAGACCTCATCCACTCGTCAGTGATACAGACAGCAAATGACATTTCTTGGATAGCGTTGCCCTCTGATCTAATCCTAAGAAATTCAGAAATATCAGGATGGTCTATCGGTAGGTAAGCAGCAAAAGATCCTCTTCGGACATTACTTTGAGAAACAACAGATGTAACTTTATCGAAAAGCTCCATGAAGTGAATAGGACCACTGGATGTTCCCCCAGCAGAAATATCTGCGCCCCTAGATCTTAAGTCTCCAAAATAAGCTGATGTTCCTGACCCATGTTTGGTTTGCATACCGACTTCAGCTTGCTTGTCAAGGATAGCATCCATGCGGTCTTCAATATACACCCCATTACAAGATATAGGTAATCCCCTCTCTCTTCCAAAGTTAGCCCAAATAGGACTAGATAAAGAATAAAAACCTCTAGAAAGGTAATCCTCAAATTTATCCGCAAAACCTTTTATCTTAAGAGATTTTTCAGCAGATATTGCAATATCTTGACCTCTCTTTTCAGCAGTTTCTCCAGTTTGGAGATAGCCTCTTTTTAAGAAGTCACGGGCATCCTTGTTAAGCCATTTATATTTTTTCATTAGAAAAGATCGTCAGCGTCAAATGTTTGAGAATTTTTTGAATATTCCACTGGTCTTGAGTGGAAAAAATCAGTGGCATTATTGCCCATTAATTCTTCTTCGAACCACATTGTATCTTCCAACAATGAAGTGTCAACATCAAACGCCGAATGAAAACCAATTTTTTCCAAAGAGTCATTAATTCTATTTTTTATAAACTCTTTAAGAATATCAGCATTCAATCCTTTCTCATTAAAGCCATTAATCATCCAATCAACAATTTGGCTTTCTGCTACAAAAGCAGCTTTAGCTTCACTAGCAATTCTTTCTTCTAACTCATCATCAAAAAGTTCAGGATGCTCGCTGCGAATAGTGTTGATAATTTTAATACCAGCAAGAGCGTGAATATTCTCTTCATTACGAGTGTATTTCACTTGCTGACCAGTATCCTTCAACACATTGCGGTAGCGGTTGAACCAATTGATGATGTAAAACTGACTAAACAAAGATACATTTTCTACAAACAAGGTAAACAGAATGATAGAATAGACATACTGCTTCTTTGAATCTTTGTAAAATTTGTGGTTATACTTACGGAGGTATTTAACTCTCCCCTCAATAAAATCAAGCTCCAAGTTTTTCTCAAAAATATCTTCTAGCCCCAAGACCTTCAGCAGTCTTTCATAAGCATTATTATGGATAACTTCAATATTAGCCATAACATATCCCAAGTCGGTTAAACTCGGGTGTGGTAAATTGTCCCCAAGTTTACTCCAGAATTTTTTGACAGCTACTTCAATCTGACCAATGGCAGACAGGGTTCTAATTACCATTTCTTTCTCATCTGGTGATAAATTCACGTTAAAATCTTGAACATCACTACTAAAACTGAATTCTTTATCGGTCCAAAAACCGTTGTGCATTGCCTCAATAAACTCCTGCGCCCAAGGGTAATGATCGGGCTTCCTCGATACTTGTTCTTCAAAAATCATGGTTACAAGATTTTACACTTAGTCCTGATCGAAGGCAAGCTCAAATACAACATTTAGGAAAAAAATTTTTTTGTTGACAAATAATTAAGCAGACGTATAATAACCGTGAAACGGGATAAACGTAATTCTTACCTATTACGTTATAGGTAAAGTAATACGTTATGCTGTATCGTATACGTTTTATAAATATATTATAAAATATAATCAGATTTTTTTAATTTCTGTGGAAAAAGGAAATACAGATGATAGAATTGGTTCAGTGGAAAGCGATCTGACACTAATTTCTAAAATACAAGACGATAATGCCGATCAGGAAAGCCTTATAGCTCTGGTAGATCGACATTCTGGAATATTTCACACGATGGTGAACCATTTCATGTCGAGTCCTCAATGTGTCTTGGATAAAAATTTAATTGTCGAGGATAAAGAAATGACAATCTACGATTCTGTTTTGAATTACGATCCTTCTAGGAATACTAAATTCTCTACCCACTTAGCAAACCAAACTAAGTGGAAATGTCTTAACGCATTGAACAAGAAGAAGAAAAATAGGGAATATTTTATCGACGATGAGAATACTTACATAGAGCCTAGTTGTGATTCTTTTATAGGAGATATCAACAAAGAAGAGGCTTTAGATGTGTTTGAAAAGTGTTTGGAAAGCGAAGAAGACGAAAGAGTTAAAAAAATAGTTGACATGCGTTATGGATCGACTAATAATAAACTCACTCCTTGGAGATCTATAGCAGAAAATCTTGACTTAAGCATCCAAGGGTGTATCAATATCCACAACAAATTTATTAACAAAGTAAAAAAAGAAGCAAATTATGTATAATTCTATTACAGCCGCAGCATATCTGGTTAAAGACCCAGAAGTAAGAACCACCAATAATGGTAAAAAAGTAGTCAGCCTAAGAGCTGGTATCTCCACATCCAATGCAAAAACTAAGTGTTTTGTAGATGTTGAATATTGGGACAAGACAGCAGAGATTGCTGAAAAATACTTGTCAAAAGGTAGAGAGTTTATTGTGAATGGAGAACTCTGCATGTCATCTTGGGAAAAGGATGGTAAAAAATTCAGTAAATACTTTGTTCGTGGAAAAGATCTTCAGTTTTTGAGTTCTAAAAAGTCCGAGGGAGACGGAGACGGAAACGGTAGCTCAAGTGATGTTCAAGGTGACGATGTTCCATTTTAATGAACTTAATATTAGAAGCTCCCTTAAATAGTTTGAGCTTTGGTAATGTTAGTTTTAACATTATCAGAGAGCTTCATAAGCTAGACGTAAATCTGGGCATCTTTCCGACAGGTGACCCAGATTTATCTGCTTTTGACGTAAATGATGATCTTAAAAAATATATTGAAGATGCCGTAAACAACAGATGGAAATTAATTTCAAAATTAACACCCACCTTTAAATTATGGCATTTAAATGGTTCTGAAAACAGAAAGACTAAAGATCAACATTTGTTTTCATTTTATGAATGTAGCGAACCTACAGAATTAGAAACCAAGATAGCAGGTCTTCAAGACACTGTTATTTTTTCTTCCAAATATGCCGAAAATCTTTTTAAAGAAAAAGGTCTCGAAAATACTAAGTTTATCCCTCTTGGTTTTGATGAAGATTTTCATATCACTGGGAGAGAATATCTAAAAGATGTCATACATTTTGGTCTCATGGGTAAATATGAGAACAGAAAACATACTAAAAAGATTATACAAACTTGGTTAAAAAAGTATGGTAACGATCCCAAGTATCAACTTTCCTGTTGTGTAAATAATCCTTTTTTGAATCAAGAACAAATGCAAGGAGTTTGGAATGATATCACGCAAGGGGTAAACTACAACAATCTAAACATCATTCCAAGATTAGCTAAGAATTCTGAAGTAAATGAGTTTTTAAATGCTATAGATATTGACCTCACAGGTTTATCTGGGGGAGAAGGTTGGAACATACCAGCTTTCAATGCTACTTGTTTAGGTAAGTGGAGTGTGGTTCTAAATGAAACATCTCACAAAGATTGGGCGACTGAAGACAACTCAATTTTGATTGAATCATCTGGCACAACACCCTGCGAAGACGGAGTGTTTTTTACTAAACAAAATGATTTTAACAATGGTGTTTTTTATACATGGTCTGAAGATGAAGCTGTCTCCGCTATGGAAAAAGCTGAATCTAAAGTAGGACAGGTTAACACAGAGGGTGTCAAAATGGGAGACAATATGACGTACAAGAAAACTACTGAAGCTATTTTATCCCTTGTTTTTGGGGAAAAATAGAATGGCATAATAAATGTTAAATAAATAACTATGAATACATTAATTAACAACATTCTTAACGATATTAGCAAAACTACTAAAACTCACCCAGTTAAAGACTCGGGAGATGTCTATGCGGCAGAGTTCGAATTAGCTGGATTCTGTAAGAAAGACATAGATATTAAAGTAACAGATAATATCCTAACGGTAGATGCTAAAACTGAAGAAAGACAAAAATCATACCAGTTGTTCTTATATGATTTAGTGGCAGAGGACCACATCTCCGCTTTATTGAAGAATGGTCTTTTAAAAATAACTCTACCTAAAAAGGCAATTGCGAAGGCAAAAAAAATAGATATAAAATAATGTCTTTATATGTTTATAAACATCCTGATACAGATGAACACCGCGAGGTGTTTCAAAGGATGAATGATGAACACATATATATAGACGAATTTGGTGTAGAGTGGGGGAGGGTTTGGACCGTCCCCCACGCATCCATAGATAGCTCTATAGACCCTTTTAATAATCAACAATACATTGACGCTACTCACAACAAAAAAGGCACTATAGGCGATATGATGGACCTGTCTGCTGAATTGAGTGCGAAGAGAGCAGAAAAATCTGGGGGGTTAGATCCAGTAAAGGAAAAGTTCTACGATAATTACAAAAAGGAACGTAAAGGCGCAGAACATCCGAACAGAATTAAAGAAAAAGGTTACGAAAGCAAAAATATTAAAATCGATTACGATTAATAAGCGCTTCCACTAAACCTTAATCCCTTCTCTTCTGTAACTGTAAAACTAAAACTTGCGTCAAAAGTCATTTTATCATTTATGGGCATTCCATAATTATAAGAGTCCAGTTTAGCTTCTTGTATTTCATATATCATTTTTTTGTCTCCTGAAGCCAATACTAACTCAAAGTCATATTTTCTGTCATCGCTTAAAACACCTGTTACAAAACCCTCATCAAATCCCGATACTAAAGAAGAAACTGAAAAAGTTCCTTGAGCTGGGAATTGAGCTTTTCTGTTATAAGCAAAATCATTACCCAATCCATATGATGAAACTCTAGACAGTGAGACTTGCATGTCTACAGATTGTATAAAGTGTATCCCAGATAAACGTTGTCCTCCTACCTGCAAATTTTGCAAAGTAACGCTGCTTTGAGGATCTGTGGGATTAATTATTGGGGGATTTCTATCTTTTGTTGTTTGAGGATCAATTTGAAACAAACACCTTCCGACATTATCGTTATTTCCTCCAGTTAAATTAATAGAGGGCATTTCCATAGAAGTTCCTGTGAGATGCTCAAAAACCATATTAGAACAAATATAACTAGTCGAAACAGAAGGCAATGTTCCTATTCCATAAGACAAGCTATAAGAAACAGGAAAACAATTCCCGAAAGCCATACAATCAAAGCCTGTTAAATCAAAAGGATTTTCGTCAAATGTAATAGAATCAAAAGCATCAATATTCCCAGTTTCAGGAGTGTTAACTACATAAAAGTTTGTCGCTCTTTCAGAAACACCTGAAAACATATTTTTATATGCTAAACCTAATGAGGCACTTTTAAAATTACCAAAAGCTTCATTGTTAAAAGAAAGTTCTGGTATATAAGTGAAATTTAACTGCACATCAGGCTGTTGTGTCATCTCTTTTAGAGATAAATCTTGACTGCCTATTTGTTTTAATTCTTGTCTAGGCAAGCTAACAGAATAACTAAAATTCTGAACCAGTTTATACAAAACAAGGTCTAAATTAGATTCAGAAAAAGATTGTCCGTTCTGTACAAATACAGAAGCGTTTGGACTTTTTATTGATACTCCTCTACTCATTTTATGTTCCTGTTGGAATTACACCCAAAGGGTCTTCTATGAAGTCTACGGTCAATGTATTAGAATTGACATAGTTCCAAGTGTGTGTCCATTTAGGACAATAATAAACTTTTGGTCTATTATAAACAGAAGGTATTTGATGCTCAAATCTTCTGTAGCCACCTTTATTTTCTAAAAAGTGGATCATGCTTTTGGTTTGGGCATCAGAAATATTAGTAAAAGTATAACTAATATCAAAAGTAGAGATGTTGTCATTTGTTTTTATCCTTTGTTTAAATGAATTTTTATACTCAAGAACATCTGCTTTTATAACTACATTATTTTGTGTCCCGATGTCTGGTTCAAAAAAGAATTTTTGACTCCACATCGAACTTGTTCCTGTAGGACTATTTACTTCAGCAGAAGTATGATCTCCAGTGCAGTAGTAAAAATTATCTAATTTATTTTGATTTATCCCTGAATATATAACGTTATATTTTTTATAAGTCGAACTAGGTGTCCAACCATCAAAATCCAAGTTAGCAAAGCAGCCCATACCCGACCATTTTAATAAAGTTGGAGCATGATCTACGCTTATCGTTGATGCTACTTCATAATGTTGATTGTTAACAAAATTAATAGCATAATTATTGCAAAAACCTGTTACCGTTTTGTATATATTCGAAGAATCAGGAGTGAAAGGAATATCTTCTACACCAGATTGATTTTCAAAAAATACAGCTAATTTTCGAGCATTAGTTTGATTTACATCATATCTTACATTAAATTGAGCAGTTAAACTATTTACTGAATAAGGAACTAAATTGTAGTAAAAATCATCAGTATTATAGCTATGATTAGTAGCTTCGAAGTTAACTTGTGATCCATAAACAGGAGTAAGACCTAGAGCACCAATCGTAGAAGGAACGGTAATTCCAGAGATATTATTGTCTCTATTATAAAATAAACTCTCGCTCATTGGCTTCCTATATAGTTAAGTGTTAAACGAACTGCTCCATCAGAACTAGATGTCAATTGTTCTGAAACAAGAGAAGCATTCGGTATTGTCAAATTTTGGAGTATATTACCAGCTCTTCCTTTTATAGAAAAAGAAACACTTTTATTTTCTCTTGTATTTAAAAAATTAAAACCGCTTTGTAAAAATATATCATCTACTTCCATTTGAACAGACGCTGAATACTGGATAGGGTTTATATGTTTTACTTCTGTTGGCGTTTCAGATCCAATTGTGTAGTATGGTTTTTTATTTATAGTTAATGAATAATCAAAACCAATCACACGATTACTAAAACTATTATCACAAGTAGCAGTTATAGATCCTTGGCTTGGTATATATATAGAAGTGTTAGCTGTCCCACTTGCATTAACTCCACTTTTCATTTCATCATAAACAACAAAAGATGCGTTAACTTTAGGAATAGCACCAACGGCACAATTTACAGAATAAGAAGATAAATAACCATTATTAAATCCATAAGAAGAATTATTACTATAATTAAAACTCCCCGCCATAGTTTCAGACGCGCCCGTAAAAGCTAAAATAGGATCTTCATAAATTAAGTTCCTAGAAAAAGAAACTGTTTGACTGGTAGCTCCTCCAACTACCGTTAATCCACGGGTAGACCCTAAAGGAGCTAAAACGTTACTGCTATTAGAATAACCTATATCAAGACTTTCTATCCCAGAAAGCTCCCTTGCGCTAGGACTTCCATCCGCTCCTGATATAAAGAAGTGGCAGTCGTAATTTAAAGTTGTGTCATACATTATGCTTTAGCTTGTCTTAAAGATCCTCCTAGTCTCTTTTCATCATCAATAACTTGTTTGACAACATCTCTTATTCTTCCTGCAAGATTTGTATTTTCTTCATCTGCGTTTCCATTTTCACTAGATGTTCCATCTGAATTTACAGTGATGTTAATTACAGTTTCTCCTTGGTTATCAGAAACAGAAATTAATTCATCGAGCTTGTTTATGACAGCTCCTCCATTTTCAGCACCACCACCAGAATTCATAGAGGATAATGCACCCTTACCTATCTTTTGGGTCGCTGCTGCGTTCATAACAAACTCTCCTCCTGATAACATGGCAGGAACAGTATCTACTCCCGCTGCATAAGGTATAGATCCTCCTGTAGCTCTTCTAAGTTGGGGTAGCATAGTGGGTGTACCATCTGGATTAAAGGCGAAATTAAGATCGGTATTAGGGCTAGCATTGCTATAAGTATAAGGTTGCATTCCAACAGGTCGATCTGTAGCGCTCCTACCATGTGATCCTAAATTTGGTGAACCGCCCCCTATATTAGATAAGTCTGCTGTTTTACCACCACTAAACATTTGATTCAAACCAAAGGATATAGCGAAGGATGCTATAGAACCTAGCAAAGCTTTGTTAGCTTGCTTCTCTTGCTCTCGCATTTGCTTTTCTTTATTTACCTGTTGAACATATAATCCAAATGCTGACCTTTTACTTGCTTGCTCTTGTGCAAACTGTGGGCTGTTCCTACGTCCAAACATCGTAAGGGCTGCGCTTTGAGGCTCTAGCGCAACAGATGCGAATCCAGCCCCA